ATTTCAGACTCAAACATGGCCGTCAGCAGGTCGTTGTCGTCAACCCGGGCGGTCAGCGCCTTGAACATCTTGCGCTCGATGGGTGAGCTCTGGATGTGCACCACAGTCACCTTGTCGGAGTTCTGCCCCTTGCGGTCAGCCCGGGCGATGCACTGGATGTACTGCTCAACAGACATCAGCGGGCCGTAGAAGACCACCGTGTCGGCAGCAGTTAGGGTAATCCCGTGGGCCGTGGCCTGCGGCTGCATGATAAGCACCCTCGGCGTGGGCTGCGTCTGGAACCTGTGGATGATGTCGCCGCGCTTGGTGGCGCTGACTCCGCCGTGGATGACCTCGGCACTGACGCCCTTTTTGGTCAGGTGGCTGTAGATGGTGTCGATGCTGGAGCGGAACATGGCAAAGATGATGACCTTGCGCTCGGTCTCCTCCAGCACCTCCTCCAGCACGCCCAGACGCGGGGCAGCGTCGAACTCGACCACCTCCTTCTCGTCGGTGTAGGCCGCGCCGCAGCTTATCTGTAGGAGTTTACTCACCCCAGCAGCGGCGTTGACCGCTGTGATGGTCTCCCCGGCGGCATGCACCAGCATCTGATCCTTGAGCAGGTTGTAGTACTTGTTCTGCTGTGGGGTCAGCGGTGCTTCGCGGATGAGTGTCATCACGGGCGGCAAGTCCAAGCACTGCTCTTTGGTGAACCTGATGGCTGGCTGCAACGCGTTGAACACATCGTCTTTAGCCGTGGCCTTGGGTGCCCACTTGAACATCGTGATCTTGTGCATCACTTGGTCACGCCACGCGGTGAAGAACTGCGGCACCCCCTGCGGGTTGACCAGCTTGGCCAGACCATACGCATCGGCAGGCGACTGCGATGCTGGAGTGCCCGTCATCATCCACAGGTACGAGTCAGGGCGCAGGATGGACTTGAGCGTCTTCCACCGCTTGGTGGTCATGGTCTTGTATGCGTTGGCCTCATCGACGATGATGAGGTCGAACCTGCCGTCGTTGATGATCTCTTGCGCAATCAGGTTCAAGCCGTCGTAGTTGCAGATCACGAACTCGTAGTCCGACTGAATCATCTCGATGCGCTTGGCAGCTTGGGCGTGGTGCGCGACGATGGCCGAGCGATGAATGATTGAGTTGTTGAGGTCTCCCATCCACGCGCTGTGCATGATCGACAGAGGACACAGGATAAGCACACGCCGCACAAGATTGCGCTGCATCAGGTAGTCCGCAGCCCACAGCGCCGACAGTGTCTTGCCCGTGCCCGGGTCGTTGAACACAAAGGCTTTGCGGTTGACAGTCAAGAACGACGATGTCTCGATCTGATGCGCCATCGGCTTGTAGCGCCCGGGCCAGTTGTACTTGCGTGTGATGGGCGAGGGTACGTCTTTGACGCCAAGGTTGCGTAGCACCCTCACTTCATCGAGCCCCCAGTACACAGCGATCTTGTAGGTGTCGCCGTCTTGATCGAGCACCTTGTGCTTGGGGATGATCTGGTACTTGTCCGGGTTGCGTGTCCTAAAGACAACCGCTTTGTCTTCTACGATCTCCACTTACTTTCTCCTGTGTTTAAAAATTCTTTTTGAAAAACTCATCGACTGCTGCTTCAAACTCTTTGAGGTTGAACCTGCCGCCTTCGCCCGCAGCAGGCCCGGTGTTGCGCATAATGATGATCTCGTTCTCACCTCGGCACAGCGAGAACCCGTCTAAGAACAGCGCACTGGTAGCCAGCTTGCGAGCCTCAGACCAAACGAAGTAGGCGTTGTTCAGACCGATAAGTTTCTGCTCGGAGGGCGATATCCCCACCCACCATTCTTCAAACGTCATTTGTTATCTCCTCGGTTGGATGATCGAGAGCGCAGCCGGGTGTTGCCCGGGGTGGACTTGCCGCCCTTGCGCATGGGCGTGATGTGGTCGATGTCTTTGCCGTTGCGCTCCACACCCTTCTTGTCGTAGGCCCGCCGAGCACGTTGGCGCTCGATCTGATCCTTGTCTTCACCGCGCTTCTTCTGAAGCTGATACTCGTGTTTCCAGTCTCTCGTTGCCATGCTTGGCTCCTTTCTTTGAATTGCACGACCTGCACAAAACCTGATACGTCGCGTTTACTTTGTGGAACCGTACCCACGTATCCTTGACGTCCAAATCCTTGATGTACCACCCAGCGCCAGAGGCGTCGTTTTCTATTGCCTCATTCATGTTTGGATTGGCTTTGATGAAGTCTCGGACAAGCACAATGAACGGCACATCTTTGTGGTCAATTGCCAAACACTCAGTCGATCCACACACCGCGCACTGCTCTTGTGCTGAAGCAGCAAACTTGCGAATCTGATACTGCACAGCCAGCCGCATAGCTTCAAGCATGTCTCCAAAGCTGCCGTAGTTGTCCACCGCTTTGTTCCAAGACCATATCTCCCATTTTTGTCCGTCAGATGTGTGCGCCAAACAGCGCATATCCGTTGTCCATTTTGGGTTCTTTACTCGCTGATACCCTTTAAACGACCACCCAGTCAGCTTGTTGATTTGTGCCGTATCACGCTCGTTAAACGGCCAGTTGAACTTGTACTTGTCGATAAGTGCGCGAATTGCGGCTTTCCGTTCAGTCTTTTTCATCACAACCTCTTTCTGTTATGTTCACAGGTTGTCACCGGACACCAACCGCATAACGGTGTCGGTTTGGGGTTCCACACCCCGGTCTCATGCGCCTGCTCGATGCGAGCCACGCGCTCCCGATACTCCCACCAGTGCTCCTCGGCCTCACCGACCATGAAGCTGGCCTTGGCGATGTCCTCCTTGACCACAAACAGCAGAGCGCCAGAGACGCGCCGGATGTGGGGGAAGTGGACAAAGACCATCAGCGCCATGAGCTTGAGCTGCTCCCGGTCTGGGTACTTGTTGTTGCCCGACTTGTAGTCCACCACCTTGGCCGTGAGGTTCTCATCGTCGATGATCAGCAGGTCGGCAATGCCGCGCACCCACACATCCTTGTCCATGAACCCGCAGGGCTTTAAGTCCTTGGTCACCCCCATCTGGTGCTCGCACAGCTTCCTGCCCGGCTTGGCCTTGAGTGCATCGAGCGTGTCTTGCAGAAACGAGAACTGGGGCGGCAGCGGCGTATCGTCCTTGATGTACAACTCGGCAGCAGTGTGCAACTCCTTGCCGTAGATGGTTGCATCGGTGTCCCTGAACGGGTAGTTCTTGAGCACCTTGGTCTCGTGATAACGCCGAGGGCAGCCCTCGTAGTCTTTGAGGGAACTGTGCGACCAAGTGACTGGCTTCATCAAAACCTCGCTGTACGGATAGCCCGGGCCAGTCGGCGGCCAAACTCTTCGACAAAGTTCTCGCGGTTGTTGAGCTCGTGCTCACCCATGCTGTGCAGGATGGCGTGCGTTAGCTCGTGCCAGAACGTCTCCTCCAGTGCCGACAACCTGAGCGGCACACCATGATGCGTGCGCCGGGCCAACTCAATCTTCTGCGCGTCGTAGGTCACACGCCCCATCTCACTCTTCCTGCGCATCGACTCGACCACATCGACGCTGTACCACTTGGTGCCCACTTGCACTTTCTTTGGCAATACCAGTTGCTTCATTGCTTCTCCTTTACTTCTTTGCCAGCCCATAGCGGCGATGTGCGCCGCCCTCAACGGCCAGTGGAACCCCCGGCATGTATTTAGGCTCCACGGTCATTTGCGCCAAGACCCAAGTCTTAGCGTCATCCACTTCATCGTCAGGCACCACGACGATCTGCTCATCATGCACAGTGCCTGCCACAAAGTACTTCTTCGAAGTACGTAGCATTCCATCCGTCATAACAATCCTTGCCAACGCCTGTGTGACGTTGTTGGTGATCTTGCCAGCATACAGCTTGGTCTCGTCCTCGCCGTACACCCAGTTGGTCTGGCCCGTCTTCTTGTCCTTGACTTGGCGCAGGTTGGGGTACAGCAAAGACATGCCGTTTGGCAGCACGATCTCGTCCTTGCGGAACGTCAAGCATTTATACACCACCTCCTCGCCGCCCACAAGTGACTTGGTAAGTAAGTGGTTACACATGTCCCAGAAGCTGACCACGGGGTGGGCGGTGGCCCGGTAGATGTCGATGATCTTCTTGGCTGCCACGCAGTGGATGAGCAACTCCTTCTCGGTGCAGGTGTGGGGAATCTCCTGCAACTTGACCGCGTTGTCCTCCCAGCCTACGAACCGCTCAACGTAGTCGCTGGTCACGCCCAGCTTCTTGGCAAAGTCCTTGTTGTAGCGCACCGGAGGGGCGCCCAGAAAGCCCACCAGAAGCTGCGAGGCGAAGCTCGCCCACCCCAACCCATACCCGCACCCCAGCAAGGCCGATTTCGCGCTCTGGCGCAGGTCTGGGTGGCTCTCCTTGGTCATGCCCGGGATGCCAAACATCTGAGCGCCGAACTGGGCGTAGGCATCCTGCCCCGAGCGGAAGATGTCCAGCAACTCCTCGTAGTCCGCCAGCCAAGCCAGCACCCGGGGCTCGATCTGCGAGAGGTCACCCACCAGAAGCTGGTACCCCTCCGGGGCCATGATGGCCTTGCGCAGGAAGCTGCCGCGTTTGAGGTTCTGCATGTTGATGGCCGAGCCCTTGGCGGCAGTCCAGCGGCCCGACTTGGCCCCGTAGTAGGACAGCGGCACCGGCAGCGAGCCGCGCTGGGAGATGTCCAGAAACCGTTGCGCACGGGTGCGCTCGGTGGTGGACTTGACCTTGAGCCTTGCCTCGCACAGGGCGGCCACATCCTCGTTGTCCCCGTTGAGCAGGGCTTGGAACAGGGCATCGTTCTTGGCCAGCGCGTAGGTCATCTTGCCCGTGGTCTTGCTCTTCTTCATGGGCGGCTCAATGCCCATGCTGCGCAGGATGTCAGCGAACTTCGGGTTCGATGCAAGCTCCGCCTCCTCAACCTTCAGCTTGGCCAGCAGCCCCTCGCGGTGTGTGCCCTCCTCAGTAAGCGCCTCGATCAGCATCTTGCGGTCAAGCTCCAGCACCGGGCGGGTGTACATCTTGAGGGTCAGGTCGATGAGCCTGAGTTCGGACTTCGGGTAGCCAGAGACCAGTCGTGTGAAAATTTCCTCGCACAGATGCACATCATGCGCACAGTACGCAGCGAGCTCCCGCTCGATGCCCGGGGTAAGTTCAGTGAGTCCATCAGTGGAGTGAACAGCTTTGCCCTTCTCCGGCAGAGAGAAGTCCGCCGCCAGCTTTGCCAAGGAATTGCCAACTTCCACACCGCGCAGAGCTCGCGCCATTGATAGGGTGTCGAAGATGAAGCAGGGGTGTACGCCGTAGCGCCACTCAAGGATCGAAACGTCGAACTGTGCGTTATGGGCGAGCACGGCTGTTTTGCTCCAGTCGTAAGTCCCCAAGATTCGAGGAAGTTCATCTCCTCGATACCACTGTATAGCGGTGCCACTTCCAAACTCGTGGATGCAAGCGCCAAATGCTGTGAAGCGTTTGTCACGGATGTACTCCTCGGTTGTCATCTTTGACAGCGTGTACTCGCGGCTGTCCCAGCGCGTTTCAAAGTCAATGCTGACGATGGTCTTGTATGGTGCGCTCAAATGTTTTCTCCTGTAGTAGTTGTGCAAATGTCAGCACGTTGCTGCGCCACTGTGCGTAGCTGCTGCGCGATGCGTCGTATGTGGAACCGAGCCCGGCCTGAGCGGCCAGCGCAAGGATGGCCCGCTCCTCTTCAATATCGTTCAATTAAACATCTCCCGTGGTGGTGCGTCTTTTGTGTTGAGGTATCCTAAAAAATCGTTGGCCCCCTCCATCATCCGTGCGGCTGCCATGCTGTCGCAGTTGAGCATCGCAAACGACTCAACGCTCTCGGCAGTACCGAAGATGACCACGGCAGCGTCGGCGCCGTCCTTGTCGTAGCAGCGGGTCAGCGCGTAGAAAACAGAGCGCAGGTGCATGCGCTCATCATCGTCGAGCTTGGCAATGATGCGCTCGATCTCTGCCTCTTGCTCTTTGCTTGTAGTGACTGTGTTCATATCAACTCCTTCTTGAGTTCGTCCATGTTGGTCTCGTTGATTACAAGAGCGATGCCGCCCCGGGCGCGTATGCGCTGGAGGTGCATCTCTTGCAGTGCTGTTGGTTTGTTGGTGCCTGCCTTGGCTTCGACTGCGATGAAGCGGCCTTTGTGGCAGATCAGAAAATCGGGTACGCCAGAGTTCCCGTAGCCTGTACCGATGGGCATGGCGTAGTAAGCGCCTGCGTCATCGAGCAGTTTGCGGATTTGTTTTTTGACTTTGACCTCTGGCGTAGCAGCCATGTGCTCTCCTAGAACGGCGCTGGCTCAGCGTCGGCTATCGCCTGCTTCTGCGCTTGCTTGTGCGCCTGCTCAAGCATCTTACCGCTTACCCTCTGAAACGGCCAGCACTTTGCGAAGTCTTCGCTTTGGTTTGGGTTCACTGATCGGTACTTCCTTGGTTTGGAACGTGTGGTCGTTGTAACAGTGTCGGCGTCTGATTGGGACACCATTGACTGACTTGGTTGTTTTGACATCGGTAGCTGCTCCGCACAATGGGCATTTCATCTTTCAGTCCGAACTAATTTCTCCAACAGTTCTCTGCGCTTGAGCCAGTGCCCGTAGTTCTCCCGCAGCTTGCGGCGCCTGCTCTCATCGAATCGCTCCGCTTTTGGTTTGACTTCGTGCGGGTCAGCAGACCTGAGCAGTGCATCTCGTATGGCCTGCGGGTTTGCGCCGATCAAGTTGGCGTACTTCTCAAACGGGGTGCCTTTGCTAAATATCCAGTTGACTGCTGCCAAGGCTTCGCCTGCGGGGGCGTGCTTGTTTGATGCGTCGTCGATGGCTTGCGCAATGACAGCGGCCAGCAGCCGGGCACCGGCTACAGTTTGCGGGTCTGCGCCGGGGTGGGTTGAAATAAAGTCGATCATTTCTTTTTCCTTGGTGCAAAGTTTGGTATACGGGGGTCACGCTTCTTGGTTTTGTTGTCAGGTAAATCAGAAAGCTCCACGGGTTGCCCGGTGTCTTTGAACACCCACCCCGGGCGATCTTTTGTGCTTCCCTCAACGCGCACAAGCCCAATGCACACCTCTCGTCCGTTTATTGTTGGAATCATTTCTTCCATCCTCCGGGCCAATCATCAAACAAAGGCATGGGGTCTTTTCCCCTTGCCTTGAGCATGGCGTCGGCCATGATGTAACACCACTCAGCAATTGCATCTGGGTGGGTCACTATTTCTTGTACGTCTGGGTCTTGAAGATACATAAACATCGCCTTGGCCGCGAAGTAGTCCCGCAGCGTCATGCCCGCCGTCACTGGCTCGTGCAGATGCTCCATGATGTGTGGGAAGGCGTAGCCGCCTGTGTCTTTAGCCATGATTCTTCTCCTTGAGTTGTTTAACGGCCTCTTCAAACCGATCCAACCACCATGATGCGGGCTTGTCCTTTATCGCTGCGGCTGCGGGGCGCATCTCTTTGATGATCTGTAGAACCTTGTCGTAGTCAGCCATTGTTTTTCCCCTCGTTCAGTGCCGACACCACGGCCACCAAATGCTGTGGGTTTAGCTTCTCGCCCGTCTCTCGTTCGTACTGTTTGCCGATCTGCAAACACCGGATCATCGTGTCGAAAACCACATCAACGCCAAACTTGTCGGTTAACTCTTTGATTTGTGGGTTCATGTGTTCTTCTCCTTGAGCTTGGCCTCAATCTGATCAAACAGCTTGCGGGTGTACCCTTTGATCGGCGTGTCACCCCACGGGCCGATGATTTCTTTGATCTCCTCATCCGTCAGCCCAACCCATTGCCGATGTGCTGCGGTTTGCGTGTCATGCGCTGTCTGATCCATCATTACCGTTCGGGCCAGTGCTTCACAGGTCTGGCATTTATGTTCTGACTGGATTGCGGCAATCAATTTCTCAAGCGCCTCGGCAGTGAACGAATAGATGTTCAGGCTGTTGCGAGTTGCTTTGATGATGTCTTCGGGTTTCATGTGTTCTTCTCCTTGAGTTTGGCTTCAATGGCTTTGGCAAAGTGAATGTCCGTGTGCTGATGAGAAGCCG